CAAACGTGTGAGGCGGAACTAAGGACAATCCAATGACTGTTATTTCTGGACCGTTTGCCGTGCTGGATATCGACGGTAACGCTTTGTGCCACGCACCTAGTCAAAACAAATCCGCTAACTCCAAGGTAAAGCGTGCTGCTCGTGAACTATGGCTAGCGGCACTGACAGACTGCGGCATGGTGAACGCTGACGGCATCATGTGCAATGACGGCATCCGTAGGCCGCGCGGCGCTGGCGAGACTGAGCGCGATGGATTCGCGGACTTCGGTCACGTCATCGCGGACACGCTAGGCGGTGCCTATTGCGGCTGTAACGCCGTGGCACAAGGTGGCACCGAGAATAGGAACAGTGGAGACACCCGGCCTAGCATCGCGGCAGGGTACGACGTTAACGGATATGCGGAGGCTTTCCGCATTCGTGCAATCGCTGCAATGACCTCAACTAAGAAAGCGCGGGTAATGTGATGAAATGCTGTGACGGTACGGGATACACAGGAAAGCCCGGTGTTATCTGCCCGACGCATTACGAACAATGCGACACGTTGGAATTCACGCACACAGACACGATGGAGGATTGAGCAATGACTGAATACATGGTGACCACATGCCCGGAACACGGCACTACGGCAACGGGAGACAAGGCAAGCGCTACTGCATACGCGGCGGTAGCGCTTGCGTGTGCAACGGAGGGACACACTCCCGACCACATCATTTGGCACATCTCGGAAGGGACTACGTGTTGGTCATGCTGTGACCAGATGTCCATTCACAACCTCATGGGTTCTACGGTCGCGTTCAACCCACACGCACACGTCTAGAACGCACAGAATGGGCCATAGGAGGGCCGCGCATACCTTGCGCGGCCCTTTACCCATCCCGGAGGTTCATCGCGTCTGAGGGCCACTGAGAGCCCTAGAAAGCGTGCGCACTATATGTCCGAATTTTCCTCTTTTTCAAATGCGTATCATACAAGTAACAAAATTTTTAACATTTGTAAACTGACTTTAATAGTCTACTAGTCTGGTAGACTTTCCGTGAAACATCTCAAAGGTCCATCAAGAATCCCGTTGAGTTCGGTGCCATGTGTCGGGCAAAGGTGTATACCCTCATATGGCTTGCCTCGGTATGCTGCTTTGACTACTACCCAGCCGTTCTTCTCGGCATCTCGTTCTGGGTTGATGGCTCTACCGTATACTCTGAATAGTTCTGTACAGCCTTCTACGTCACAAGTTACTACCGCGCCCATTATTTATCAACGTCTATGACAAATAGTATATCCACCGATGAAGCATTGATGTTCCTGTTGAAAAAGAAAACTTCCCAACCTAGATGCTCTTCGAGAACAGCATTGACCCTTTGAATATCAACCTTTACATATTTATACTTTTTCATCATAGTCCTTAGTAAATCATATTATACGTCAGTAAATCATCGCTCGGTATACTTGCGCAGCAAGTTGCTTTGAGGTATAGTCACGTTCTACTCTTAATGCTATTTGAGGTTGCCAATTTGCTACCGGGTGTTGGCAGCCGTACACGAAGTAGCCTTGCGCTCCCCGGTACCAGTAAATCGTCTTTGGGTCCACACCGTAGGTGAGCATGATATTGCAAATCTCGTTGTGGTTCCAGTGACAGTTATTTTGGGTCGCCCATAGTTCGGTATAACTCGGGGTAGGCGCGAGCGGCTGCTTGCGCCAAGGCTGCATTCTGGATTCCGTGTACAAAGTTACAAATCTCCCTTAAATCCGCGTCTCGTGAACTACCGTCGCCCACTATCTGCTTGGCGAAGATAGTTTGTATCTCGCCAGCCATTTGAATTACCTTTTTCTCGGCATCCGTCAGTAGTTCAAAGGTCATAGTACCCTACCGCAATATTTCATGTACCTGTCAGCCAAACCCCAATACTCTATCCTGAATACTGACGCATCTAGCGTGACCTTGTTCATCGCATCTTCTTGGGTACTGACACCTTCAATCCTGTACTTCTCTCCACCGGGTTCGCGGTAGAACAAAGAATACTCTATCGTATCTCTGGTTGGTCTGTATTCTCTATACAGTGAGAAGTAGGTGTCTGGGTCTGTAAACTCCAAAGAAGGTATTACTTCTAGAACTAGTTCTCTAGTTATATTACCTACGGCTACTGTGTGCTCTGTCATCGTGTCATCTTTATCTTAGTTAGTGTTATGCCAAATCTACGCATGGCTTCTTTAATTGCATCTCTGCATTCGAACTCACTCATCTCATATTCATTGGCTAGGATTACTGGAAATGTACTACCGGCGATTCTTACCTTGTAAATCCACCAGTTGTTCATGGGACTTTCTTCCCAAGACCAGATGTAGTGCCGACGCGGTAAACAGATTTCTAGTGCTTTTGCAAAGTTCTCATGACTGTTATGAGTCGAAGACACATTACTGTTCACGTCGTACCATTGTCGGAATGTAAATGGTAGGATTGTAGTCCTCGCCCTTTTCATGCGTCTCATTAATGTTACAAGTATTGCTGACTGAACTTCATCAGGCTGTGACTCCAACACTACCGGCGCGGTAGGTTCTAAGCCACTCTCAAAATTCTTCTCTTCCATTAAAAATCCTCTTCCGTATCATTTCTATAGTCGTCTTGTGAAAAGTCTTCTATAGTATACAACGTGCCGTCTGAATTACCAACAATCTTCATCGAAATCGTGGCTACCGGTATATGTGCGTTCAAGCGATTTCCAAGCATGTCGTGTACTTCGTATCCGCCGTCATACCTAGTTTCGATATTCATAATATCAACAGTGCAAGACATGACGCGCTCTCGGTCATCATCGTCTAGTTCAACGAAGTAAGCCTTTTTGCGTCCTACGAAACCTTCCATTACGGCGTCAAGAAATCTGTAGACAAAAGCGGGTACTTCTTCAACTCTTTAATCTGCGCCTTTAGGCGCTTGATTTCGTCATCCTTGTCGTTCATCTTAGCCTGAACATCGCGCCAGTCGTGAGCCTTGAATGCCTTGTATGTCTTTGGCATTGCTTTAGCAAACTGAGATTCGATTTCCTCGGCTACGTCTCTGATTTCCTTCAAGGCATGCTCATCGTTACGTAGCAGTAGGAACTGCATGATATTACGTACGTTAGCGCTGGCGTAGAACTGGGTCATAGTTCCTACCGGCAAAACGTTGCGAGCAACTTCCTTTGCAATACCGCCATTTAGCATGTTGTTGTAGGACTGCCAAGACTGAATGTATGCCAATGTCGTTTCTGCGTATACAAGACCGTACTGCTCTGGCGTTCCCTTGACGAACTTGTATGCACCAATCTTTCCAGATTGTACAATTGGGCGTTCGTCGTCAATGAGCCACATGCGACCCGGTAGTTCTGTATAACGTCCAGACATCTCGTTGTATGACCACGTACGGTGGCGCATGAATTCGCGCCCTACGAAGATGGGCGTTTCGATATAGAACGTCATCCAGTTATGCTCAAATGGAGACATGTGCTTATTGCCGTAGAGGAAGTTAATCAGACCTTCGGTCTGCTTGTCCCACTCCTTGATTTCTGCGTCCATCCAGTTGTTTGGACGCTTCTTGTGCTTATCTCCAAAGTTGGAGACCCACGCTGCGTGGCACACGTCGTCGTCATTAGTGAGTTTCTTGGCTACCGTAACCGTGGACCTGTCTACGAAGGTAATACCTAGTAACTTCTCAACTGCTTCTGTCATTTAATTCCTTTAAGTTCTTCTTCATGGCTTCGTATGTTTGTATTGTGATACCAAAAGTACCGCAGCCAGACATGCACTTGAATGCCGGGTCGGAATCAAGGTCTGCTACGGTAACCATAGTATGTTCGCACTCTGGGCAGTTAATATGTGGTACTAGGTCGTTTGCTGCTGCGGTGCGGTAAGCATGTACCAGCGGCCACTTCTCGTCATCGCGCATTAGCAGCCTTTAGTGCCCTCTTGTACATTCTAGAGGCTTGGCTGAACCTCTGAACCCTAAACCACTTCAACTTGAAGTCTGCTGCACTATTTTCAGCAATATAGACTTTATCGCAATGCTGGCAAACAGCAAACTGGTACAGTTCGGTGGGCGGCGTGGAGGGTTTGCAATCTATGTATGCGTCCTCCGGTGCTACAGCGTATTCGATATGTGCCTTAGCCATTACATATCCTCCAAGAACAAATAGGCTTCACGCATGGCTAGCACGTCGTTTCGGCTAGAGTGGTCTGGCTTTGTCATTTCTGGAATGTGCGGACCAAGAATGTCAGAAATATTCTTCATGCTAGGGACGTAATCGAGACCCAACTTCGCCATTGCGTATGATTCTACGTCGATTGTGCGGTAGTAGAACTGCCAAAGGCCACCCAACTTAACAAAATACTTGTCAAATCCCGGTTCTGCGGCTACCATGGTAGCATCCTTGGATGCCTTTAGGAATTCCTCAAATTCGAAGTATTCAGACCTTTTACCGGCGCATCCACGGGCTGTAAACCCTGTAAGTTCATCAATTACTGCTGGGACTTCGGTAAAACCAAACCAAAGGGTGCGTACGTCTCCCTCGCGCCTTGCCCAACTCAGTTCCCACATTTCAGCATTGGGGTCATCTTCAAATCCGGTGGTCTCTGTATCAACAAAGATAAGTTCTCTAGCCATTTTCCTTCAATTCTCTAGTAAATCTGCGTGTCAACTTGACCGTACCCGCGTCAAGGCTCTGAATTCTCCACATGTGACGTGCGATTGGTCCGTGAGCCTCGCAAAATTCAGAAATTGTGTTTACAATCTCCAAAGCAGTTTTGTCTCTTACGTTAAATGAGGCTGATTCGGTAACTTCTACATTATTGGACAACTTCAACCTCTTCTGGTTGGGCCGGTATTCTTTCAAGGAAAATAGACCCGAAACGGTCCTTCATCCATATGTAATCCTTGCCGAACAACTCGGTACGGAATAGGAATTTGCATCCAGCGTCGTACAAGAGTTGTAGGAACTGGTTTTGAGCGCTGTCGTCTAGGGGTTGAGTCATGCAACCAATGTACCACGACTAGAATGGTGGGTCAAGTTCTTCGACCGATAAAGTCGGGCTTGGTTTCTTATCAAATTTCTCTCTAGGTCTAGACGCGCGAAGCGTGTCCCAGCAGGTCTCGTGAGCGAGATGTTGTCCTTGGGGTTTGGAAGTATCGTGATAAACACGTATCTTTTTACCAAAGGGAACTTTACAGATAGCACATGTCCCATTTGTCGTAGTTACACCTAGGTAAATCATAAATATGTGAGTTGCTTAGTTAAATTCTTTAACTAATATTACAACAATGTTACATATAACTAATATGTAACTCTTCTTGTTCTTTCTTGTAAGTGTAACAAGATACTATCACATAGTTGCATAAGGATGCAAGTTTCTGTAGAATGATTTCATGAGACTTTCATTCAACCAAACTACTTCCGAGGGAGTTAGAGACGATAACGGCTTCGGCTACGCAGCCAAGATGTGCAAAGATTCCTTGCGTGAACTGGGACATGAAGTCAACTGGCGTGACCCTACCGCCGACGTTGAAATCAATTTCATCCAGCCCCATCACTGGCATTGGACAGGTCCGTATCGTATCGCATACCTACCGTGGGAGTCAACAGAGTTCAGACCCGGTTGGATTGATTCTTTGAACGAATGCGATGAGGTCTGGACGCCCTCTCCCGTTATTGCACAGTGGATGGTGGACGCTGGGGTCAATAAGACCCCACACATTTACCAGCACGGCGTAGAGAGCGTCTGGGCACCCAAGGAGCGCATACTCCTACCGGGCGAGCGCTGGAAGATTCTACACCATGGAGCAGAAGCACTTCGAAAGGGCGGTAATAACTCAATCAAGGCTTTCATGAACACTCTTTGGGACGAAGACGCTACTTTAGTTATGAAAATGCTTCTACAGCAGTGGAACGTTCACGACACCGAACACATCAAGATTTACAAGAAGAAGTTACCTCTAGACGAACTTATTGACATTTATCATGAATGTCATGCCATGATTTATCCGTCTTATGGTGAGGGTTTCGGTCTAGCGCCTCTACAGGCAATGGCTACCGGAATGCCGGTACTGATTTCCAAGGGTTGGGCTCCATATGAGTGTCTACTACCTGAGGAACTACTGGTAGAATCGCAGTTAATACCGTCGCCTTGGCCTGCCCATCACCCCGGTAAGGTTCTAGAACCCAATCAGGAAGAACTAGAATTCAAGTTATTAGAATTGTATAAGAATCAAGAAAGTTGGTCCAAATTCGCCTTTGACCTATCCGAAAAAGTACATAAAGACTATAACTGGATAGACCTCACGCGCCAAGCATTCGCTCACCTAAACTAGTCGAAAATTTATTTTCGCGAGTGGACCTAGGAACCCAAACATGGTACGCTTGTAGAACACACTTTTTAGGATTAGAGGGATTTATTTGACTAACATTTTGAACGAGAATGGCATGATTTCTGACCCGTACAGGGCATTCATAGCCACTTCCCGTTACAGCCGATGGGACGAAACCATTGGTAGGCGAGAGACTTGGGTGGAAACCGTTGACCGCTACATTAACTTCATGCACAACCACGTAAACACTACGTATCCAAATGCTATACCGGACACTTTTTGGCTAGAGGCCAGAGAAGCAGTTCTAAATCACAAGGTAATGCCTTCTATGCGAGCGCTTATGACCGCTGGCAAGGCTTTGGAAAGAGAAAACCTAGCACAGTTCAACTGTTCATTCATTGCTATTGACGACGCTCGCTCATTTGACGAGGCTCTATACATTCTGATGAATGGTGTAGGGCTTGGTTTTTCTGTTGAGAAGGAACATACTTCAAAACTACCGGTCGTCAACGAGCACTTTGAGCACACCAAGACGACCATCGTCGTTGCAGACTCCAAGGCTGGATGGGCTCGCGCTTTGCGTGAACTTATCGCCATGCTTTACGCTGGACAGATTCCAGCGGTTGATGTAACCAATGTACGCGCAGCAGGCGAACGTCTAAAGGTATTCGGTGGCCGCGCAAGTGGACCACAGCCTTTGGTTGACCTTTTTGACTTCACAATTGGCATCTTCATGAAGGCAGCCGGTAGGAAGTTAACTCCTTTGGAGTGCCACGACATCATGTGCAAGATTGGCGAGGTAGTCGTAGTAGGTGGAGTTAGACGCTCTGCTTTGATTTCTATGTCTGACCTTTCCGACTATGAAATGTCTACCGCCAAGAATGGCGCATGGTGGGAAACTCACCAAGAGCGTGCTCTAGCCAATAACTCTGCTGTTTACCACAAGAAGCCGCCAGTAGGTGAGTTCCTTGCTGAGTGGAAGTCTCTTTATGAGTCCAAGTCTGGTGAACGCGGTATTGTCAATATGGAATCTTTCCGTAAGTCACCATACGCACCACGCAGAGACATGAGTAGAATTCAGGGATTGAATCCTTGTGGAGAAATCCTTCTACGCTCCAAGCAGTTGTGTAACTTGACTGAAGTTATTGTTGATGTTAACGATACACTTGAAGACCTAGAAAAGAAGGTGGCAATCGCTACCGTCCTAGGAACTGTTCAGTCCTCACTTACTAATTTCAAGTATCTTCGTAAGATTTGGAAGGACAACTGCGACGAGGAACGTCTATTGGGTGTTTCTCTTACCGGCCAGATGGGTCACAAGGTTCTAAACGGCTCAAAGGGCTTCAAGCAGTTGGAAGAATGGCTTACGCGCATGCGCGAGAAGGCTGTTGGGACAAATAACACCTACGCTACATTTATGGGTATTGGTATTTCTACCGCTATTACAACGGCGAAGCCGTCCGGTACTGTTTCTCAACTTACCGCGTCTTCTTCCGGCATGCACCCTTGGCATTCAGAATACTACCTACGTAGCGTACGTGGAGACAACAAGGACCCGATTACTCAGTTCATGAAGGATATTGATATTCCTAATGAGCCAGATGTAACCAAGCCAGATAACACAACCGTGTTCTATTTCCCACAGAAGGCTCCAAAGGGTGCTATCACCCGCAACGACCTGACGGCGGTAGAGCACTTGAACATCTGGAAGGCTTACAAGGTTCACTGGACCGAGCACAACCCTAGCGTTACTATCTCTGTCCGTGAGGAAGAATGGGTCGAGGTTGCTGACTGGGTTTATGAGAACTGGGATTATGTCGGCGGTATTTCTTTCTTGCCTTACTCAGACCACACATATCGCCAAGCACCTTATCAGGATTGTGATGAGGCTACCTATAAGCAGTTCATGGCTGATATGCCGAAGGGTATTGACTGGTCAATGCTTAGTGCATATGAACTGGAAGATGCAACTACCGGCTCGCAAACACTATCCTGCACAGCCGGTAATTGTGAAGTAGTTGACTTGCGCTAAGAATGGTTTGTGTTACAATAGAAATATGACCAAGTATTCCAGAATTCATGTAGACGGTTACGTCGTAGATGAATACACAGCATCCTCAGTAGCGCAGGTTAAGACGCTATTCCCGCTACTAGGCGGTACCGGCACGGTGCACCTTGCACAAGGTGGATATGACAACGGCGCGGTAGCGGCATCAGCCGGTACTCATAACGGTGGAGGCTGTGTAGACTTTAGTCTATCCGACAAGACACAGGCTAACTGGCAGATTCTCGAAAAGGCTGCTCGTATGGCTATGTTTGCCGCTTGGCATCGCACTCCACTTTACAGGAATGGCTCACTAGTTTGGTCTGACCACGTTCACGCGGTACAGATTGGAAATGACCTAGCAGCCCATCTTGCAAAGCAGCAGGTTCAGGATTACTACGCTCATAAGTCAGGTTTGGTTGGCGAAGCGCCGGATAACGATTGGCGTCCAAATGTTTTATTCACCCCTAACTACAAGTTGGGTGCTGTGAATCTTACTAACATGGCTAGATTCGCACACAAGCCAAATGCTGTTCCGCGTCCGGGTGTCATCGCTATCCAGCGAGCGCTTAACCTAAAGCACGGAGCCAACCTAAGAGTCAACGGTATTTACAACGCACAGACCAAGCGAGCATATGGTGAGTTTGCTAAGGTAATCGGCGGTAACCCAGACGGTGTTCCGCGTTTCCGCTCACTATCCATCCTTGGTGCTGGTAAGTTCAACGCAGTTTAAGACTTGCATCCTAGCGGGTGCATGGTGGATGAGTAATCCACGGCCTGTCCATGGTGGCAGCGTTCAGAAGTTACTCTGTTCGTGGTGAGAATTTCGCATCCCGGATACCTTAGGATATAGTAGTTACTGGCGGTGGCCCTCTTCGGAGGGCCATTCGTCATTTTAAGACCATACTGCTATAATCAGTTTATGTCTTACAGATACTATGTAGCCAAGAGAAATCCGCTAGCCAGTTGGATAATGGATAGTACCGTACCATTCGTTGAAAATATCAACTCTGGATTTACGGGCGGTAAGAAAACCGGTACATCAGACCCAACCAAGTCTACTGCTTTGGTGTCTTGTGCAGCCTACTCTTCTGTGTTCAGTTCTTCATCCATTGGTCAATTCCAGATGGGACTATTCACTCAGGGCAATGAGACCAACTCATGGGCTATAGAGGCTTGGGTACTACCAATCCCAAAGACTACTACCGGCCCACAGCAGATACTTTCTCACCTGAACATTTTTGATGGTCTATCTATCAATGGTAAGGTTATCAGTTTTTCTACTCAGTATCTAACAGCAGCAGCCGCGACGGTTACCTTCGACCTTCAAGAATACCAAATGGCACACGTTGTAGGAACTCATACCAAGGACCAGAACCAATTATGGGTAAACAACGTCATGGTAGCCAGTGTAAACTTGACAGATGCTCAGAAGGCTGACCAGTTTGTTGCTACTGACGGATATCTATATTCTGGATATACCACATCTACTCAACAGATTGCTATGAATGGTGTTGCATTCTATACCGCGATTGACTCAGATACGATTAATCAGAATTACTTGGCTGGCACTAGAGCAACACCACAAGCGGCGGTAGGACCACAATTGAACGGTCTTTGCCTTAACATGTCTGGCGACGTTGGTAACATCTTTGCCTCTAGGGTCTGGCAGCAAAGGTCGGACTGGTCACTTGGACTAAAGAATAATGTTGAGTACGGTGATTCTCAAATCACTCCAACATATGTTGCTGGTGTATCCGTTGCCGGTACTTGGACTACCGCGCTACCACTTGACTCTCAGGGCGATACATCTATTTATGGTGTTCTTGTTCAATGGACTGGCAATAGCATAACTGTTGCCACATCGCTAGATGGAGTAACTTGGACAACAGCAACTAGTGGACAATTGATTTCCACCATAACTTCTGGATACAACCCGACCGGTAAGGACTTGCAGATTAGGGTATCGTTTGCTGGTGGTCTGGCTGCTGACCCAGCAAATCTAGATAGTCTAACTGTTGTTGGATATAGAGATAATACTTTCGCAACCCACAGCACCAGACCAATAACTGTTGGATACCCAGCGGTTTTGAGAAGTGACTTCGAACCTAACTTGTACAGAGACGATAATGGAGTTAACCTTCATAGTCAGACATTGACCATTGGAGTTGACACTTCTACCGACCCATCTGTTGCAAGAACGTTAGAGGCTTGGATTAAGGTTATATCTGGAAGCCCAACAATCAGTGTCGGCGGTACTCTATATCGAAATGGAGTCGCAGACTCCACACTACCCATAGGTGAATGGTCATGTATTCACTACGTAGCCGCAGCAGATATTGCAACAAGCATTACTATTGCTGGCGACTGCATCGTTGGTCAGGTAACTCTGTACCCAACACCACTAACAGCGGCACAGGTTGCTCACCTATATGGCTCGTACACAGGAGTTCCGACGTTCAGAATCGTAGATGCTAGCATAATTGCAATCTCTGAACCGGTAAGTCCGGTATCTCAGTATGCACACGACTGGTCAATTTCTCCTGCTGGATAACTCATATTGTCATGCGAAACTATCAAATTCGCTCACTAATTACTAATATGCTACAATGACAATATGAAACTAGAGACTAAGAAAGTCCAAGAAATCCAAGAAGTACCTTATGGCGTGTATCTTTGGAAGATGCCAGATGGTTCATTCATTGCCGACGACGATGGACACTATCTGATGATTGCCGGTACTAAGGAAACAAAGGACCGTAGAACGCTTTTGGCGCAGTTCGTCAAGAGCGAATTTGGTATTACAGAAGGTGGACCGTGTTTCTTTCCGGGACATCGCCCAGTTACAGATGAAGAATTTGAAGAACAGCGCATGCGAATGAAGTTTGGGCTAACACCAGATAAGTTCGACGTTGCAGCAATTAAGGAAGATAGGAAGAACGCTCGTGACAGAGAACGCGGAACTTACTAAAGAAGAAAAGGAACTAGACGAAGATAGGTATGACATCGACTATGAAGGTTATGGCGATGGAATTGTTACCTATACTACCGAATTAGAACCTGTTCTAGAGTCAGACCCATTCGCCATTGAAAGCGAAATGGTCAAGGCTCTATCTGGTGTATCTGCAAATAAGAAGCGCTCCATCACTGCGATGGAGAAGCGCTACGAGGGCCGCGATGGTACCGAGTCCAAGAAGTTGGAATACCAGATTATTACTGGTTACAACGCCTTTGGCGTCGTACTACCTCCGTATAACCAAGACTATCTTGCTAAGTTGTATGAATGCTCTGCCCCACACTACGCTGCTATCAATGCAAAAGTATCAAATATTGTTGGTTTGGGATATGATTTCATACCAACGCCTTTGGCTACCAGCATCGTTGACGAGGCTATAGGCGATGACAAGAAGTCTGCCAAGGTACAGAAGAAGTTAACCAAGGCTAAGAATGACTTAAATGACCTTCTAGATTCTTTGAATGAGGAAGACACATTCGCAGAAATTCTTATTAAGGTTTGGAAGGATTACGAGGCTACCGGAAACGGTTATATTGAAATCGCGCGCGAGGACACCAAGGAACGAGCAATCGGCTTTATTGGTCACGTTCCCTCAACCAGCGTTCGTGTTCGACGCGAGCGTGATGGTTTCGTTCAGATTATTGCTAACAAGGCGGTCTTCTTCCGTAACTTCGGAAAGTTGGACCCCGACCCAGTTGGTGGAGACTCAAATCCGTCAGAACTAATCCACATAAAGAAGTACGCTCCAAGCAGCACCTTCTATGGTGTTCCAGACATTGTTGCAGCACAGCAGGCAATCGCCGGTAATGATTTTGCAGCGAAGTTCAACCTAGACTACTTTGAGAACAAGGCTGTTCCACGCCACGTCATCATCCTAAAGGGTGCAACAATCAACCCTCGTCTAGCCAAGAACATTCTAGAGTTCTTTGAGACTGGTTTAAAGGGCAAGAACCACCGAAGTCTATTCATTCCTCTACCGGGTGATACACCAGATAAGAAGATTGAACTAAAGATTGAGCCGGTCGAGGCCGGTATTCAGGACGCATCATTCGTCAACTACAAGAAGGGCAACCTAGGAGAAATCCTGTGGGCTCATAGAGTACCCATGTCAAAGATTGGTTTGGCAGACGGTATTGCTTTGGCAGCCGCTCGTGACGCAGACAAGACGTTCAAGGAGCAGGTATGCCAGCCAGAGCAGGAAACCTTTGAGAAAAAGTTGAACAGAATCTTCAAGGAACTAACAGACCTATTCCTATTGAAGTTGAACGAACTAACTCTTACAGACGAGAACACTCAGTCTCAGATTGACGAGCGTCGTCGTAAGACCGGTACTGAAACTGGTAATGAGCAGCGCGTCCGTAGAGGACTACCGGCAATTCCGGGTATTGGTGATGAGTTGTTCGATATGAACGCAGCAGCCAAGGTTGCGGCGCAGGCCGACAGCACAATCCGTCGTGGTCAGGACCTTACCGCAGAAACGGCTAGAGCAACACCTAAGCCAGCAGCCGGTACAGGAGCAGGCGCAGGAGCCAATTCCAGCGGTAATCCTAAGGGCACAACACAGAGAAGTACAGAACGAAGCGCAGGCGCAACAGACAGCGCTGGCGAGGGCAGAAATGCCAAGGGTGATGGTCGCTCAACGAAGTAGAGGCTAAATGAAGCAAAGTCGCATAGAACAAATTATAGTTGGTTTAACAAGACCAATTAACCCATACAGTTCCATATTGATTGGCTGCATGACAGCATCGTGGGGAATCTGGCTTTTGATGCCATGGAGCGTCTTCGGTAGCGCCCCGCTGTTCTACAGAATGGCAGAGTTTGCTCCCGAGTGGGCTTGGGGAACTTGGGCTCTTACATGCGGCTTGCTTATCATCTTATCTGTATATAGAGGTCTTTACAGGTGGCTTTATAGAGCACTTGGTTTCGCGGTATGGCATTGGTCCACAGTTTCTACCTTCATGTGGTGGGGAGACTGGCACAATACCGGAGGCGTAACGTACTCATTCGTGGCGCTCATGTGCATCTACTTATACTTAAACATCAAGATTAACTATAAGAAATATGGCGAAGATATACCCAATTCCTACAATTAATCATGTTTGTGTTGTTAGAAATTTGGCATCATAAATAAACTAATGCTAAGATACAATCATGGAACTAGTTAAGGGCAATTGGGTAGCCGACGAGAATCGCGTTCGTCTAACGATGCCATTTGCTAAGGTAAACGCATCTAATCGAACCGTATCTGGTTACGCAACCCTAGACAACGTTGACCGTACTGATGACCAAGTAACGGCAGAAGCATCTGCTGGCGCTTTCGCTCGTTTCCGTGGAAACATCAGAGAGATGCACCAGCCAATTGCAGCCGGTCGCCTTGTTGATTTCAAGGAAGACAGTTTCTATGACCCAAAGACGAACAAGGCTTACAACGGTGTTTATGTAACAGCATATATTTCAGAAGGTGCTGAGGACACTTGGAAGAAGGTTCTTGACGGAACACTATCTGGTTTCTCAATCGGCGGTAACATTACCGACCAAGAGACAGAGTTCAACAAGGATTACGGTAAGACAGTACGTATTATTAAGGCATACGATTTAGTAGAACTATCACTAGTTGACAGCCCAGCAAATCAACTAGCCAACATTTTCTCCATCGTCAAGGCAGACGACGGAATGGTTATGAAGGGAATGGCAGCCGACACACAGTTGGAGAACATTTTCTTCTGCGAGACAGACGAGATTGCTAAGAATTCTGCTTCTGATACATTGGATTGTTTACAGTGCGGTAACGCAATGGCAAACATTGGCTTTGTAGAGAAGGGTCAGGATGAAGCATACAAGACTGCCTCAGCCGTAACTGACTTCCTTCGCCAGAAGGAGGCAACAGTCAACACTACTGCACATGGCGAAGGGGGTGTAATTATGACTGATGAAATCAAGAAGAATGATGACGCAACAACCGAAGAGGTAGTCGAGGCACCAGCCGAGACTGTCGAAGAGGTAACCGCAGAGGCCCCAGCAGCAACCGAGGTTGTTGAAGAGGTATCCGCAGA